TAACTACGTTAGACCATTCGATAATCGGGAACCTACTGTGCCACTTCGCATTGAGTGTGCATGCAAGATTGACGCTGCATGGAGAAAATGAGAACTGGAGCGGAGAGGTCGGGATCGAACCGCCGTCTTCAACTTGGAACAGTTGTTGTGTTTCCACTACACCATCCCCGCGTGTTCGCTCACTATACAACAAGTTCTCGTCACTTGCCCGCCTCTTCCTCCAACCACTTGATGTCTTGCTCGCTCAGTTCAATGGACTGTAGCGTTTCGAAGCGGTGCGCGAGCGCGATGCAGATTGCGTCTCGCTGATCCTCTGTCGCCTTGTCCCACTGATTCTCCAACTGTGGGACGTTCTCTCTGATTGCGGCATGGATCCTATCCTTCATCCGCTCGCCCTCTGGCAGCGGGTACTGCTTGCGGAGAATGCTCTGCCATGTCGTCGGCGAGTACCATTCCGTGTGCGGGCCGCATGCTGCTGACACTGCGCCTACCAGTGGCATCAACTTACCGCCGAATCCGACGGGTGATTCGATGGCCACGCTTGTGATGTCCACGCTGTCGTGGATGATGTCAAGTAGACCCGCGGTTTTGTAGTGGACTTCGACGCACCGCTCGTTCGGCTTCTTCGTGTCGATGCTGAACATTAGTGCGCCCGTGTCGCTGAGATCTCCCATCGCTGGGATGATCCCAATGGCAATGCACTTTGTACTGATGTCGATTCCAACGACGACGGGGTTGCGGTCTGCCGGGTCTTCGTGAGGCGGGTACAGCATCGACGTGATGCAAGATGGGCAGTCGCAGAGTGTGTCTGGGTTAGCGGTCATGTCTTCCTGACAGGAGATAGGCGATAACGATAATGATTGCCAGCCCGATGACTTGGCTTGTGTTCACTTCCACGAACCGTCGCTGTTGAACCCGTAGAAGCCGATCATCTCGCTGCACTCCCACCCGGTGTATCCGTAGCCGGGATAGGTCTTTTCTGCCCACTTGTAGAAGCGCCACGATGCCCAGATCTGTTCGATGGGCGTGGCTTGGTGCATGTCTTCGGGCTGTCCCTTGCGCTTGTGGATATCCCACAGCACATTGGTCATACCGAGGCCACCCTTGAAGGAGTGGTTGTGGGACTGGTGCCAATTGATACCAGCCCACTTACCCTTGCGCCCGGAGGGCTGCTCGCAAGCGCCAATCTTCAGGGCTGTGTCCACCCAGTACTTGGGTGGGGGCGTTGCTCCCTGCGCGTTGCTCTGTCCCCACAGAAATGCGCCGACGATGACGCATGTGCAGAGGACTCCGCACAGGAAGCCGCGATCCCACTGGTTAGAACGGGATGTCGCCATCGAACGTCTCCTGCTTCGGCGCTGCGCTGGGCGCTGCGCTGGGTGCGTCGCTGTCCTTGCGCGGATCGAATGGGTAGGCGCGCATGACGCTGACTTCGATCTTGTTGCGCTTCTGTCCGTCCTTCTCCCACTGGGAGTACTTCAACTTCCCTTCGACGCAGACGCGGCGACCCTTCGGGATCGAAGCGATGATCTCGCCTGTCTTGCCGAAGGCGACGCAGTCGATGAAGTTGGTGTGCTCCTTCTCGCTTCCGTCCTGTGCTCGCCACTTCTCGTTGTGTGCGATGGTGAACTTGATGGCAACGCCGTTAGGTTCCGGGTCTCGGACGAGATTGCCAATGAGGTATACGCTATTCATTTCTGCTTACGCCTTTCAATGAGGGTGTCGAACAAGTATACGGGTGCTGACAGTACTTCGATCAGCATGGCAGCCGCACAATACAGCACCGTGGCAACGATTACCACGCATGGAATTCCAATTAGGAAGAGTAGGACTTCTGTCATCAGATGTTCCCGATTGGGATGACGTTGCGGTTCTTGCTTCCGTACTCGCAGCGGTTGTAGAACTCGCACCACTGTTGGGAGCATGCCCACGTTCCGCGTGCTATCGGTGCAAACGATCCTGTCTCGCACGAGTGTTCCATCATGGACAGGATGTCATGCGCGTAGTGATGTGTTAGTTCATCTGTCCATGCCTGATCGTCGTCTCGTACTTGGATGCTTTCGATCCTGCCCGGGGTCTTCCTGCCGATGTCGACCACGTTCCATCCGCGTCCAACAACGGGGGTTTCTTGGGTTGCCGCCATGCCAGCGGCGTAAAGGGTCAACTGCTGGTCGATGGCTGCGGTGTCGTGCGTGTATGTTCCGCTGCGCTTTTTGAGTGTGGCCTTGTTGTCAACGATGATCAGACCACCGGCCTCCTCGCTCAGTTCGACGAGGTCGATGTTGCCAATCATCAGCACGTCGCTGGTGATCTCGTACTCCAGTTTGTGCTGGACGTGCTGTACGTTGGACTTTTCTGCGACGGCGGAGTACTCCCTGATCGCGCTCATCATCTTGCCCACGAGGTCGTCGTCGCCAGCGATGTCTGTCTCGTCGAAGTCGGCGTCGGGCTCGTTCCAGTACTCCAGTGCTGCGCCGATTCCAGCCTCTTCGTCTACTGGCTTGTCGTCCATGCGCTGACGCAGCATCTCGTTGGCTGCTTTGTCGAATGCGCTACCGACCTTGACGCGTCCGGGCAGTACGCCCTTGATGCCTTCGACGTAGCGATACTCGTAAGCCTTGGGGCACTGCTTGTACATCCGCATCTGCGAGTACGAGATGAGGCCCTTGTCTCCGTCGTCATTCTTCTTGGGTAGGTTACTCATCGGTAGCGATCTCCTCTAGATCCTTGATGATCTTGGCTTCGTTGTTCTCTACGAACTCGGCCGGGGTGTCCTCGGTGGGCTTGGCCTGAGCCTTGACCCACGCTTCGATGTCGCGTGCTACTTCTGGGTGCTTGGCGACCTGCTCTGCGAACAGTTCGAAGGTGGTTGCGTTGTCGTCGATGATGCCGCGAATGGTAAGAACCTGCTTGATCTTATCTCGCTTTGCTTTGCTCCATCCCTTGGCCTGATCAAGCACGGCGTCGTTCAGGGATGGGGCGGGCGCTGCGGACTCTAGATCGTTCTTGCTCCAGAGGTTGAGCGCGACACCGAAGCGCATGGCTGCATTGCGAATGCCGTCGCCGATGATCTCCTTGATCAGGTCGCCGTCGGTGCGGCGGTCGTTCGGTTCGACGCTGCCGTAACCGATGCGGTTCTGGTCGAAGATCCAGAGGCGGATCCACATGCCAATGGGCCTGCCCTCGGCGTTGCGATCAACGATGGGGCTCTTGTTTAGGTCTGTTCCTACGGGCTCCCAGTGCCAGAGCGGGTCGTGGCGAAGCAGCATCTCCGTCACGGCGGCATGACCGACGTACGAAAGATTAGTTCCACCCTTAGGCTTCGTCTCCACGAGGCTGGGGTGCGGGGTGCGCAGGTCGTCGTGAAGATTGCGCAGCGCCTTGATGCGCTCGGCATCGGGCAGGTCGGGTGCGTCAATGTATTCCGGCATTCTGTCTTCTCCTTCGGCACTCTTCGATGTGCCTGTTGATGGCGTCCCTGTTCCACATGGGGCGCTTCTTTTGTGGTGTGCTCATTACGAACAGTGGTGGTGGTACTCGGTGCCCATGGTTCGGGTGTCCGGGCTTTGGTAGGTGGACGCTGTGCTTATCGCACATGCGTCTGGCTTCGTCATAACTGATCAGGTCCGTGAAGTCCTTTGGAAGAAACTTCTCCGCTCCGTGATGATCCTTGACAACGTATCCGCTTGCTGGTCTGTCATCGCACGCGCAGTAGAACTTGTCTTCCTTCTTGTAGTACAACTTGTCTGCTGCTGAGAAGTGCTTGTAGATGTGCGGCTTCCCGCCACGGTTCTTTACCTTGGGCACGTTCATCGTGCCGCTGATGTAGACCTTAGTACTCGTCTGATTCAAAGATCAAACTCTCCCATCTCATCATCGGTCGGCGATGACACTCTTGTCGGTCAGACCTGACGTACTCGTCGGTCGGTGAGACGACCCCGTCCTTCGCCGCCCTCCGCATAACTGCGCCCATTGCTCGCGGCTCATGCGTCTTGAACTGTGGGAATGCGGTGGAGATTTTCTCCCACACGTTGTCGGTCGTGAAGAACTGCTGGTCTTCTGCGACAAGACAGCATGCAAGGTATGCCGCCTCTGCCCAGTCCGGGTCGGCGTTCTTCTCCACCCGGTCAATGGCCTCGTCTCGCGCCTGCGTTGCGGCGTTGATGCCGTGCGGAGTGTGGACGAGCGGCACCCCGTACGAGCGAAGGATGTCTTCCACTGTCATCTGCTCGTCAGACATTGTCTTTACCTGCGATGCAGACGTAGCCGTCGGCGATGCTACGCCCAATCGGAGTGATGTACAGGCTGTTCGATCCAGACGTGCTGGCTGTTACGCGGGCGTTGCCGTGGACGTGGTCTGCGATACGGCGTAGATCGATGTGCTCGCTTGGCTTGTCGATCCAGTTGACCGTCTCCTCCGGGTCAACGATAAGGACGGAGACGAGGATTGATTCGTCTTTTGCGACGAGTCCGAAGCGGGCGAGCATGTCCCGCGTCATGGTCTTGGCGACGCTGTCGATCGTGCTGACCTCGCTGGCGAACGCGCTCATGCGCTCTGCGATCTGCGCCTCGGTGTACGTCATGTCGTCCGGGTCTGGCGTGCGGTCGTAGTCGTCCTGCTCGCGAATGCGCATTGTCATGTCTTACCTCTTCCTTTCGATGATGTAGTGCTCGGTCGAACCCGAGCGTCTGATGAACGTGACCTTGCCTTTCTTGTTCATCAGGTCGTGCGCTTCGCTTGTCGTTGCGACAACGTGTTCGGTGTTGCCGATCCAGACGTAGGCGAGGCTGCCCATGTTGGGGCGGGTGATGCTAGCGGGTGTCTGCTGCATAGTCGTATGGTAGTTGAGGTTTCTTACCTCAGATGTTTGGGGTTTGTAAATCTTGGCACCCCTCTGGCCGCGGGGAAGGGGACGCTAGCCAGAGGGGGAGAGACGGCCACTTGTCTCATCAGCGGCGAGAAGGGGAGCCGCTGCCAAGTTGAGCAGGCACACCCTACCTGCGTGCGCCTATGGTAGCAGGCTTACGCGCCTGTGTCGGATCCGCCGGTGTTGCGGACTCTTCCGAACTTGCGTGCCTTCTTGAGTGCTTCCGCCATTCCCTTACGGTAGTCGACTCCGGCGTCCATGTTGACGACGATGATCTTTGACCCGTCCTTGCGGTACTTGACTGTTCCGACTTTGTCTACCTTTTTTCTTTCCATGGTCATAGCATATCACCCCAAGTTGTGTCATCGATAACGCGGTCGTCGATGTAGAGCATGTCGATCCACACTCGCTGGTATGCGCTGTGGTGGCGCTCGTCCTTGACGGAAGACTTGAAGTTATCGTAATCGATATCGTTAGCCATGGCTGCGAGCGCGTCTGCCCACTCCTTCTTGCTGCAGAGCAGGCGGTATCCGTAGTCAGCCTTCTCGTCAAGCCACCAATCAAGGGGCTTGTCAAGGACATGGGAGATGTTGACGATATCCTGCTCGCAGCGTGCGCGTACGATCAGTCCGTCGCTGTCGTCCCTGTTCTCTACTACTGAGAAGAATCCTAGTTTTGTCATTAGCCACATGGCTCTTCCTCCGGGTTCTGTCGGTAGTAGATGCTAAGCATCAGGTCGGGCAACTTCTCGTCGCCGTCCTGCGATGCCTCGTACAGTGCGCGGTTCTCCTCGGGGGTGAGGTCGTCCGCGTCGACGATCAGCATGTCGTGGGCTGCGCATCCGCCGTGCGAATGATCAGCCATGTTATACCACAATATATTCTTAGCCATCTTTTTGTTCCTTCCTGTCGGGGTGTTGACCACCCCCGCCCGAAGTGATGGATAGGCGGGCGGGGGTGGATTCGGTTAGGCGGCGAGCGCCACTGCCACGCTGCGATCCTTCAGCGTGGTGGTCTGATTGGCACCGAGCAGGTTCTTGTCGATGAACTTGTCGTCGGAGCGGTGGTTCTTGCTCCAGTCGACGTACTCAGCGACGGCCTGCACGAAGCCCCACTTCGTGTGCTTCACGTTGGCGAGGTTGTCCACGTCCCATGCGGCGTGGATCGCCTCGCGCGTGTTCTGTGCGATGGTCAGCCCGCGCGTGGACTCGTCGTCCTTCGGAGTCGGGAGCGGGACGAGCATCTCCAGCATGCGGTCGAACGAGATGCGGTTGATCGGCTGTGCGATGAGCGTGTCGCCGAGCGTCTGCAGTTCGTCGAAGTAGGCGTTGCTGAAGCCGAGCATGTCACGCGCGTCGCGCACCTTGTCGGTCACGTTCGGCGTGTGCCTGCCCTTCCACATGTTCTTGGCCTCTTTCATGCTCCACTGTAGCGTGTTCTGGCAGACCACGCGGATCGGCGTGGTGTACACGCTGAGTGCGGTGTTGCCGTCGTGCCCGTTGCAGAGGGTGACGTAGGGGTCGATGCGCTCGTCGGGGTCGCCGCCGATCAGGATGTCCCTGTTCAGGCGGGCGAGTGCCCAGATCTTGCGCCCGTTGTAGAGGCTACCGGCGGTGTGGTAGTGCGCGTCGCCCTTGCCGATGATCTCGTCGAAGAAGTCGAAGGCGTCGACGTTCTGGATCACCTTGTAGTGCGGGGTGACGATGCCGAGCGCCTCGCCCGTGTCCATGCGGACGTTCGCGACCTTGTTCGGGATGGGCGTGGTCGTGTCGGGCATGTCGTCGCCGTTCGGGATGTGGACGTGGATTTCGTGCTGCTCCACCGTCCAGTCCAGACCGGCGAGACGGATGGCCTCTGCGCTGGTGACCACGTCCTCGTCGATGACGGTGCCGAGGCGGTGCCATGCTGGCTCGCGGTTTCCGTAGAACGCCTTGTCGTGCTCCATGATGCCGTGGCTCATGTCGTGCTCCCTTCTGTTGGTGTACCCATAGTGTGGCACAAGATTGTAGGTTGTTTTGTAAATACTTTGTGAGTATTTACCGGGGAACCGCGCACCTTCGTCGGCTGATTACTCAGGTCTAACCATCCTGATTTGACCCCGTGGTTAGCGGGTCGTGGTTCCCTTGGGATGAGCCGCCTCTCCGGAGGGCGGCGGGACTTTAGCGCTTTCGCGTCGATCCCTTTTCATCCGCAGACACCCCCGTCGTGGCGGGTGTTTCGTCCGGCGCTCATCAGTGCGGGATGCCGGAATGTTTCGTGCTAGTCCTCTTCGACGTGCGTCACCTCTGCGTCGTAGTACTCCACCTCTGTGTCGATGGAGTCGTAGTGGCTCACATCGATGGTGTCGACACGTCCTAGCGCCTCGTCGCGGGCGTCGTCCTTTCCGTTCGCCTCCACCTGAAAGGTGATCCTGACGGGAACGCTGACGGTCACGTTGTACGTTTTCGTGAGGCTGATGCCGACGAGGTCGCGGACGATACCGGCGCGCTCGTCGTTGCCGTCGGCCCAGTTGCGGAGGTCGTCGATCCAGTCCGCCTCGCAGTCCTTCGCGAAGGGTGCGAAGACCTCTTCGATCAGGCTGCGGAGCATGCCGATGGTGTCGTCCTTGCGCATGCTCCCCTCCTTGAGCAGGTGGATCCTACCCTTGAGCAGTTCGATATCTCCGCGGAGAACCTCCGGATCGGCGGTGTCGGTGGTGGTGGTGTCGGTGTCGGTCATGGTGTAGATCCCTTCTCGTGGTGTACTTACAGTGTGCCACAAGATTGTGGCTTGATTTGTAAATCCTTTGTAAGGATTATTCTGCGTCGTCCGGGTAGTCGTAATCCCCGGCGTACTCGTTACGCATCGCCGTACTGTGCGCCTCGGTGATGAGTCGGCGCAAGAACCATATATCCTCTCGGCTAAAAAAGTCGTATGAACTGAGGGATAAAGCGGTCAGTCCGTCGATAATGGCGGCCATCTCTCGGATGGTCAGTGTGTCAGCGATCACGTCGCTGCGCTTCTCTGTACTCATGTGCACCCCTTCTCTTGGTGTAATCACAGTATGCCACAAGATTGTGGCTCTAGTTGTAAGGATTTTGTAAGGATTACGCAGCCTGCAGGAACCCGTGCCGCGTACCCTTCTGCCCCCGCATGCGCCCCTTCGCGCGAAGTCCTACGATCACGCCGCCCGGGTCAGCGAATCGGAGGTCGTGCGCATCGCCATCGACCACGGTGTACGTGTCGCCCCATGGTGCCTGCCACGTTGCGGGCAGGGGTGCGCCCTTGCGGGTGTCGAAGACTACGGCGACCCTGTAGCCCGCGTCTAGGTAGCGTCGTGCTGCTACGCCATCGCCGCCGGGATACGAATACGTCACGTCGATGCCGTGCTCGGGCGCGTCCGGCTTAGGCCGCTTCGTGTAGTCGTACAGGACGCAGCCCTCCGCTAGCGCGTGCGCGATGATCTCCGGGTGCCTCTGGTGCCACACGATATCGGACGTACCGTTCAGGCGTAGGGCGGGCGTCAGGCCGTGCCGTCGCGCGTTGCGTGCGTGCGCGGTGATCTCCCGGCGTAGCCGTACGCTGAACCCTTCCGGGTCTAGGATCATCGCCGCCGTGCGACGAATCCGGCTAGCCTGAATCTGATTCCACCCGGACGCGTCAAGGGCGATGCCTCCCCGGCCTGAAGTGTTCAGGCACCCGGCGGTGCACGCGGTGCTAGCCCACGGGCACACGTTCGCGCCAGACATAGTGGCCGGTGCGAGGTGCAGGACGGCGGGCAAGTAGCCCATATCCGCCGCGCCCTTCGCAACCTTCGGATTTGTCGTGGTGAGAAGGCTACCCGCGCCCTTCACCGGGTAGTACTCATCGACGGCCGCTACCGTAGCCGCGACGGCACGCGTCACAAGATTGGAATACGTCATGTCGAACCCCCTTCGTTCGGTGTAATCACATTGTGCCACAAGATTGTGGCCAAGATTGTAAATAGTTTGTAAGGATTTCTACGGGCTGAGTAGTCCGGCCGCCTTGGTCTCCCTGCGCCACTTCGCGGCCGCGTTACTGTAGTCCTGATACAGGCTATGAATGGTGCCCCACGCGTGCAGACTCATGGTCTCGCCGAGCACCTCCTCGGTGTAGCCCAACTTCGACATAGCGTCGCATGCCGCATCCATCGCATCTAGCGCCCGGTTCAGCGCGTACGCGGCCTCTCGGTATTCCTTCGTGATCATCCTGCACCCCTTCTATTGGTGTAACCACACTATACCGCACCCGAACGGTGCAGTTTGTAAGGATTTTGTAAGGATTCGAACACACTCGCCGGGCCTAAACGCGGGCACACTTCTCCCTTCCTCCTGCCCTCCGGGCGCACACCGAACCGCCTAGCCAATCCAAAGGGGAGCGCCGGGAATCGAACCCGGCAAGGCCAGCCACCCCCCACGCGCCTACCCGATGCGTAGCACCCGGCACGCCTCTCGCGCCTGCTCGCGCTCCTCGGGCGTCAGCACCTCCCCCGCCTTCAGACGCGCCACGAACGCCGCTAGACGCTTCTCCGCCGGACTCATGCCGCCACCGCCATACGCGCCGCACGCTGCGCCCACTTCTCCCGGGATCCCTCACGATACCCGCCACGCTTACCGTGCTGCGACTTGCCAACCGGCCGCGCCTTGCACGCCCACGCGGGCACCCGCGCGTCAGGCAAAACCGTGACCGTGAATACGCGGCCATCGATCACGCGGAACCCCGCACCCGCAGGCACCGGCACGCCGTCACGCTGAACGCCCACGAACCGGCCACCCGCACCGCGCAGCATCACGCCGCCACCAAAGGCGGCCACCCCCGTGGGGGCGATCATGCCGCCACCTCCCGCGCAATGCGAGCACGCCCAGCGATATAGCCTTCCCGCAACGCACCACGCAACGCCTCCGGCGCAACCTTCCCCCGGCCGCTGATGCAGAGACCATCGAAGAACGGCAGGCCATCACGCTGCCAATCCTCCTCCGAATGCCCAGCATGGTCAAAACCCAAGTGCCACGCCTCCCATTCCAACCCAGTGTAATCGATCATCGTGCACCCCTTCCGTTTGGTGTAGCCACACTCTAGCACACCCCAACCCCCCCAAAGTAAACCTTTACAGAATCCTTACAACCCCAACCCGCGGAGGGGATGAGAAGGTACGCGCGCGCGACGCCTGCCCGCCGAGCGAGAACCCCACCCGACGCGCCCGACCGCGTACCCATCCTCGGGCTTGTTTTTTTGTGGGTAAGAAGATTGTGTAGGCTGCTTCTTGCGTTGATTGGATGGGTTTTCTTTGCCCCTCCCTAGCCTTTTGGCTAGCCAACGTCCGTTTAGCGTGCTTGTTGTCCCTGCACGATCCGACCTGTCCGTTTCCGGGGTGTGGTCTGGTCGTCTGATGGCGATCCGTGGTGCGGTGTTCGCGTCAGTGCTCCGACTAGGCGTGCTGGTTCTGTGTGCTTGACCCTTGAGCGAGGGTTGTTGCGTTGTTGTTTTAGTGTAGCGCGTCTTTGCCATGTCGATGATTCTTTTGTGTGTGTACATTGCACTGTGTGTATGTCGTGTGTATGTACATGTTCGACATATCGTGCATTTGTTCGATTTTTCGTGTATTGTCACGATAATGAAGAAGCAGATGCGTACATACGGTATGTACGAAGAAGAATTGCGCCAGTTTAACGAGGCTCAGACCATTCGTCGCGGAAAAAAGAAGGATGGTTATCCTCCTTCGTATTTTGCTGATGCGTTTGAGTACACGCAGCCGAGGCGTAATAGTCGTGGTTGTGGCGACGTAACCGTTATTAACCAGAACACTGGTGAGGTAAAGAAGGTTCCGGCTGATGAAGTCACGCGTGTGTATCAGCATTATCGTGGACAGGCTGGTGGACGCTATGCTTTGCGTACAGATCGTATTGATCTAGCCGAAGAAAGCGCGTAATGGTCAGCGAAGAAACGGAAGAGAAGTATTTTGGCGAGGACGCTAAGCGCAGCATCCTAGAAATGGCCAAACGACCTATTGCTCTGCTGACTATTGCCCAGTCGCATGGCATTCCACCGTCCACGCTTGCTAATCGCGTAGAAGAAGAAGACGAGTTTGCCCTCGCGTTTCAGAAAGAACGAGCAAACATCCAGTCAAAGATCATTGATCAGGTGATGGAGAAGGGCGATGGTGATTGGCGCATGTGGTTCCAAGTCGCAGAGCGCCTATTTCCCAGTGGTTACGCCAAAGAAAAAGCCAACACTATTAAGATTGAGGCTTCAGCGTTTGATTGGAACCAGTTGGGCCGCTTGACGGAGAAGGATCTTCCGAAGCGCGAAGTCAAGCACATCGAAGCAGAAAGCGTAGAAGTCGATGGTTGAACCATTCGACACGAATCGCGACCCGGGCGACGAGCAACCGCCCACTAAGGGCAAAGATTATTACCTCGTACTAGACGAAAACGGATGTCTGGATATCCCAAACGATCAGGAAACTGATGTCTCGTCAAATTGACGCACAAGAAAAACGCCGCAAACCCAAAGCCGGATCCAAAGCACGACTCGTCAACGATCTTCCAGAAGACCAGTTTGACCTCCGAAAAAAAATTCTTTTGGATCCGGATTGGATTTATCCCAATCTTCTCGGAATGCAGCCGTGGAGCAAACAGTGGGAAGTAATCCGCAGCGTCAGAGACAATAAGCGCACGGCTGTGCGCTCTTGTCACGGCTCTGGCAAGACGGCCATCGCGGGTGCCGTCGTCCTAGAGTTTATGCTACAAGGGCCATGCCGAGTCATCACTACGGCTCCAACGTGGTCGCAGGTCGAACAGTTGCTCTGGCGAGAGATCGCGCAGCGTCATCGACATATTGACCCCGCCTTCGGAAAACTCTTCAAGACGCAACTTGAAATAGCCCCAGACTGGTTTGCCATCGGACTCTCCACTGATACTCCGGAGCGTTTTCAGGGCCACCACGCCCCCAGAATGCTGCTGGTAGTTGATGAGGCGAGTGGTGTAGATGACGCTATCTACGAAGCCTCGGAAGGATTCCTTACCGCCGAAGGCGCACGCGTCCTCCTTATCGGAAACCCGACCCGTACTGCTGGAACGTTCTACCGAGCGTTCAAACCAGATTCTGGATGGCATAGAGTACACATTAGCGCATTCGACACGCCGAATTTTACGGGCGAAGAGGTACACGAAAACGCAGCACGCGCCCTCGTCACACCAGAATGGGCAGCAGACGCAGCAACACAGTGGGGAATAGACTCGCCCGCCTACAAAATCCGCGTACTAGGAAATTTTGCGGAAACAACAGGCCGCCAATTCTTCCAATTCCTACAGAACCTCGCCTATACCGACCCCAAGAAGAAGGGGCGCATGCTGGGCCAACCCGTAAAAGGTGGAACCGTCCGCTTCTACGACGACACAAGCGGCCCAATCAAGATCTATCATCACCCAGTCAAAGATCGACGCTACATCGTCTTTGCCGACGTAGCCGGAAGTGTTACAGAAGACAATTATCAGGCCCGCGTAACAAATTATGACTCAACTGATGGCTCTGACTACGCCGCCGCAGTCGTAATTGACGCAGAAAACGGTCAAATCTGTGCCGAATACCACGGACGCCCAGCACTAGACGAGTACGCAGAAGAACTAGGCCGCATCGCACACACATACAACAAGGCACTACTAGCCGTAGAGCGAAACAGCATGGGACAAGCCGTCCTACTCATGCTAACCACAACATACAACTACCCAAACTTGTACAGGCCAAGGCATATGAACAGCACAATGCCATCAATGGACAAGAAAATTGGCTGGTCTACCAACTCTGCTACTAGGCCACGCATGCTTAGCGCACTACAAGCCCAGATCCGTGATCATCCAGAAACAATCTGCAGCGAACGCCTAATTGACGAGTTGCGCACGTTTGTATACGACAAGCGTGGACGCGAAGGCGCTGATTACGGGTGCCACGACGACATGGTAATGGCCGCTGGCGGAGCATTCGCCGTTATGCAAGAAACGATGTACAAGCCAATTGACCTCAGGCCGCAGCGGCGTAGCAGATCTACTACAACCATCACAAAACGCGCACCACGCGTCTGATAAAGTTAAAATATGTCTGAAAGTACTCCAGCATGGCAGCGCAAAGAAGGAAAGAATCCTTCTGGTGGTCTAAATGCTGCTGGACGCGCGGCGTACAACAAGGAGAATCCCGGAAAGCCGGGCCTAAAGCCGCCAGTAAAGCGTGCGCAGGCAGCGCGTTCTCCACAGCACGCTGCTCGTAGGCGTTCTTTCTGCAGTCGCATGAGTGGTATGAAGAAAAAGTTGACCAGCGCAAAAACAGCAAAAGACCCTAACAGCAGGATCAACAAATCGTTGCGTGCGTGGGACTGCTAGTCCGTAATAGTACTGATATACTTTTAAACTATGTCGGGAAATCTTCCACCTACGAATTATCAGAAGTTGGTTGCAAAACTTCGTGCTCGTGGAGTCCGCGATCCGAAAGCCCTTGCTGCTAGCATTGGAAGAAAGAAATACGGCAAAGCAACTTTTCAAAAAATGGCCGCAGAAGGCCGGAGGAACAAGTAATGGCAACTCGCCCCGCCCCGGCCAGCCGCAACAAGAGCGGTAAGGCTGCAAACAAGAAGACTGTCGCGAACATGAACAAGATCAACAAGACTGTTCAGTCCGCAACGAACAAGATGGGCGCTCGCCCGTCTGCCGTTAAGAACTTCCTTAAGAAGTATTCGCAGGGGATGCGATAATGGCCATCATGCCGCCCGCTGAAGGCGCTCCGATGCCCGGCCCCGCTATGGGCGCTCCCGGTATGGAGCCCGCGCCCGCTGCGCAGATGATGGCCCCGCTTGCAATGCTCGCTCAGCAGCAGCAGCAGGCAGTGGCGGCCCAGCAGCAGCAGCAGATGATGATGCGCGAAGCAATGAAGCAGCAGATTCTGCGCCTTGTCAGCATGATGCCGATGGCGAATCCCGCTGGTGTCGCTGCTCGTACTGAGCCGCTTCCTCCGTCGATGGGAGAGAACGATATGTCTCCGGATGAGAACGAGAACGCCATGGGTGACATGGCTGAAGATCAATCTGAGGAGATGATGTCGTAATGCCTATCAACAATTTTCAAGCCAAAGACGCTTCGCTACCGTCCTACACTCGTGCGGTTGCAATTACGGCAAAC